AGAACGGCACTTTCGACCTCGAAAAGATGGAGTTCCGGGAGCATGACTGGCGCGACTTTCTGACCATGCAGACCAACTTCAACTACACCTTGCAGGACGCACGGTGCCGCCGCTGGGAGAAGTTCATTGCTGAGGTCACTTGTAATGACGAAGACAAGGCTGACTATCTGCAAAAGGCGCTGGGGTACTCTATGTTGGGCGTGGCAAATGAGGAATGTATGTTCATTCTCCATGGCAAGACCACTCGCAACGGCAAGTCTACCATGCTCTCGGCAATTCATCACCTTCTCGGTGACTATGCTTCCGTGTCCCCCGTGTCGATCATCTGCAAGGCAGAACGGTCGAAGAACGCCGAAGCAGCGAACCCCATGCTGGCTTCTTTGAAAGGCAAACGGTTTGTCACAATGGCAGAGAGCAACCAGTATGGCAAGCTGGACGAGGAAACAATCAAGCAGCTCACAGGTGGCGAGGAAATCAAGGCTCGGAATCTCTATGAGACTGCTACAACCTTCCTGCCGCAGTTCACCCTTTGGCTCTCCTGCAACGATCTTCCCACCGTCAGCGACAAGTCCCTGTTCGCTTCCGATCGTGTGCGAGTGATCGAGTTCAACCGTCACTTTACCGAAGCGGAGCAGGACAAGAACCTGAAAAATGAGTTTCAGACGCAGGAAGCTATGCAAGGCATTTTCACTTGGCTGGTCGCCGGATACTTCAAGTACAAGCGTTTCGGTCTGAAAATGTCCCCCGCCATGCGGAAGGTGGTCAACCAATACGAGCGTGACAACGACCTGTGCCTGCAATTCCTCGAAGAACGCTGTGAGCAGGCCGTGGGAGTCAACACCCGCTCGAAGTCCCTGTTTGACGCTTACAAGATTTGGTGCAAGTCCAACGGGTACTTTGCCTGTTCTGCCAAGCGGTTCAACGCCGACATGGAAACGCACCCCGAGTGGCACGGCGGCAAGGTTGTGTATCAGGGCTACCCCGTCTACAAGAACCTCAGACTGAAAGGAGCGTCCTAATGAGATGGATTAAATGTAAGAACCGACTGCCGGAACTTCACACCGATGTTCTCATGTTCTTCGACAACGGCAATGAACAAAACATGGCAGTTGGGTTTCTTGCCGATATTGATGAACACATCACTTCATGGTGCGCCTATTCTGATGGCGGCTGGTTTACAGATTGTGACGAGTCACCGTTGTATTGGTCGCCATTACCGAAATATCCGAGGGGGTATAACATCAATGATTGCCACCAATGAAGAACTCGCCCTGCTGGAAAAGTGGAAGCGAAAACTCTGCTTACGGGAGTGGCGGATAAAGCTGTTGACCCACCTCCGCCCCGAAGAAATGACGATGAATGATGCAGCAGGCTGTACCGAG